TACGCTCGCCACAGCGACCGAGAAGTGGGTCAAGGAAGAGTACACGAAGGAACTGGATAAGTACTTCGCTGAACACCTCCTCACCGAAGTATCTGACCGTATCAACGAGGCTAAGGAACAGACTATCCAGATGATTGCCGAAGGTACTCAGAAGTGGGTGGTGGAAGAATTTGTCCCTGTTATGGAGGGTTGGATGAAGGAAGAGTATACCCCAGTGATCGAAACCTGGTGTAAGAACGACCTGGCCAACGCTTTCCAGCAGTGGGTAGTGGAAGAATACACCCCTACGGTAGAGCAGTACTTCACCGAGAAGGTCCAGCCGGCCATTATGGAAGCCACCAAGGCAGACACCCAGCAACTCATCAACGAGAGCGGTAGTAGCAAGCGCAACCAGATCCTCGACGTCATCGCTATGCTGGAGAGCACGGAGATTAAGAAACCTACTATGGGTCGTGAGGTCCAAAAGGCTGCTGAGCCCCTCTACCTCGAAGGTATGCCAGCTAATATCCGTCCTATCTACAACCTCGCCTCTACTGAGGTCAAGGAGGCCATTGCTCGCAAGGCCCAGATCTACAACTTCTCCTCTGCGGATGCCGTCAGTCGTTTCTGGGAGTCTATTGACTTCTCTACCATCGTCCCGGTGAACAAGATCACCGAAGGGTTGGATGAGATCAAGGACAGCCGCGAGAGACTCATCCGCGAGTCTATCCGTCGTCACCGTAATCGTTTCTAAGCCCATGCGAGGACTCAACCAATTTATCTCGGAAAGTATTTTCGACGCGGACTTTGATGCTCTGGATAACGAGCTCAACAAAGACTGGTTGGAAAAGAACAACCGAGGAAGTATCAAGAAAGTGACCTACTCCCCCAACGGTATCGAGGGGGAGGGTCACCTCATCTTTAAGAATATCACTCCCATCAACCTCCATATCGCCAAGTGGAAGGGTACGATCACTCTTATCGACTGTACTCTTAACCAGCTGGAAGGGTTCTTTGCAGAAAAGTCCAAGGTCGATAAGCTCACGATCAACGGGGCCGAGGGTCTCACGACGCTGGCTAACCTCCCCGGTGAGCTCAAGGAACTCGAGCTCCTCGACTGTCCCGACCTGAGAGACCTGACCAACACTACGAAGGTAAATAAGGTCACGGTGATGGCTGTTGGTAAGAAGCGAGTCAAGCTCTCCAAGCTCCAGGCTGCTTTCCCCAAGACCAAGACTTTCTCCGGCTACCGCGAGTAAAATTTTTGGTGTAAATTCTTATATAATAAATACAGGGCACGCAAAGGGAGTTCGCCCATCCATAGAGATGCGCATAGGAGGGTACTAATGGACCTCTACTCCCCGCGGTCCTGATTTTTAATGAGAAAATGACCTATGAGCAAGTCACCTATGTTTCCTACGGAAATAAGTTGGATCGTTGACAAGAATCCCGTCACGGCCTATCTCACCCGTCGTGGTTATAAGGGATGGGAACTGTATGACGTCGAACAGGAATATAAGGAATACTACGAATATGACTTCCTCGTAAGAGCCTGTAAGAAGTTCAAGTTCCAACCTAATGATCTGAAGTCAGCGGAAAACCTCCTCCTCGTTCTGGATAAGTGGGTTGCCTTTGCTTATGAATTTGACTTCCGCAGAGGCCAGGACGGATACGATTACGTAGCTGCCCATATCCTCAACCTCCTCCACGAAGAGTATGAATATGTAATGGATGAACCCACCAAGATACTCACCAAAATGGGAAATATCTCGGTGGATGACTACCAAGCCCTCAAGAAGGCTCCATTGCGCGTAGTAGTTGCTGCTATTGAATTATACTTCGACTATAACAGTCCGGCATTTGACCGATACAGTGAATGGACTGATGTAGCGCAGGAAGTCATAGACAACTATTTCGATCCAATTTATTAAAGATTATAAGGCCGGTTAGCTCAATGGATAGAGCCTGCGTTTCCTAAACGCATTATGGTGGTTCGATTCCACCACTGGTCACTATTAAAAAACAATGAAAAGTATTAAAGACTTTGTCACGGAGTCCACGGAGGGGCTGCTTCAAGAATCCCTCATATTTCCCAAAGAAATAGGTTGGATTGTGGACAAGAACCCCGGTAAGGCCTTTCTCCTAACCGTTTGGGAAAAGCCATACCAATTAGGGGATATTCTCAGGGAATATAAGAAATATCCGGAATACAATTCCCTTATGGATGCTTGTAAGAAGTTCAAGTTCCAACCCAATAACCTCAGGTCAGCGGAGGAACTCCTCCTCATCCTGGATAAGTGGATTTCATTTGCTTGGGAATTTCAATATACCAGTGGCAAGGGTGGGGTTAATTTCATAGCGGCTACTATCCTCAATACGCTTCATAAGGAGTACGAAGGGGTATTTGATGAGAATACCAAGGTACTCAGTAAGGTGGAGAATATTCGATTGGATAATGGTCAAGCTCTCAAGGATGCCCCACTACGAGTCATCGTTGCTGCCATTGAATCGCATTTCAGTAGTCGTAATGCAGAATTTAATAGATATAGTAAGTACATCGATACTGCTTATGATATTGTGTACGACTACTTTGACCGATAATTAAAAATAGATATCTATATATGAAAAGTTTAAAAGAAACGCTTCAAGAAGCGCTACAGGAAACCCTCCCAGAGGCTCTTGCTGACGACGCATCTAACCCCAATGTAAACGACGAACCCATCACCGAGGCCGCTTTCCCCGCAGGTATCCACTGGATCGTGGACAGGAACCCCATCGACTCTCTCCTCGAGGAGCTCGGTTTTGATGAGGATATGGACGATATGGCCGACGAGATCCGCAACTACAAGGAGTCTAAGGAACTCGATAAGGCCTGTAAGAAGTTCAAGCTCCAACCAAATAACCTACAGTCTGCCGAAGACCTCATTATCGTCCTGGATAGGTACGCTGGTTTTGTTGAGGCAGCTGACCTCGACAGCATTGCTTTTAGTGCCGCCCAGATCCTCAACCTCCTCCATCGAGAGTACGAGAAGGTCTTTGATGAAAACACCAAGGTCATCACGAAACTGAAGAATATGCCTGTGGATGAGTATAGCAAGATCAAGAATGCTCCCCTTCGCGTCATCGTCGCTGCTCTGGAGAAGTACTGTAGTGAGACGGACAGTGATTTCGATGACGATAGCAATTATATAGACACCGCTCGAGACATCGTCCAGGACTACCTTACTAATGGTTAATCCATAATTTTAATTATTATTTTACCCTCGGCAAGTTCGCTTACCGGGGGTAAGTTTTTTATATACGTACTGGATTATTTATATATAAACCCTAATCTATGAGAAAAATTGATCAAATAGCGGTAGCTATTTTCAAGACTCTTGGAGCTGATGGTCTGTTACACGTCATCTTCTCTGCCATCCTATTTAAGGTCCTTTGGCTTATGTTTGGCTGGCTGCTGGCAGCTCTTCTCACCATCGGGATAGGCTACGGTAAGGAGAAGTACGATGCCTTCACCGGAGGAAAGGTAGACCGGAAAGACCTCTGGTGTGATGGATTAGGGATATTATTTGGTATTTTAATGAATTTATAGATATGAGTAAGTATGTGTATGTAGTGGAACAGTGGTCCGGTGCTCTGGAAAAGGGTGGTGCGTGGAACCCCCGCGAGGGCTTTGTTCCTGAAAATCTGGAAGATATCAAGGTAGTCCAGCTCAACCCTGAGGCTGTCAAGCCTAATCAGGAGGTCTACTATAGCTGGGTCAACCAGACCGGGGTAACTTTTGTAAGGTACTCCGACGGTCGTAAGGGTCTGAAAATCACGATGGAAGACGGTACGGAAGTTTACTACCGCGTCAACCAGATGGGTAAGATCCAGAAGATGAAAAAGGTTTCTATGAAGGACGGGGATGTGTTCATCGTCGATGACTGGAAGCGTAAGCTGGACCGATTCTTCGGGATCTCGGATGAGATGTATATCCGACTTGATAAGAAGATCGACCTTATCCACGCCGGGATGTTCGGTCTCGGTACTCTGATTGCTCTGGGAGTGGTTGGCAGTCTGGCCTGGTGGCTCCGCGGGATTTTTGGGTAAACTTTAGGGGGTAGGTAAAAAACCTACCCCTTTTTGTTATATATAGACATGAGCAAGTTTATCGTCACCTATGGAGACCGGGTAGTACTCGACTACAAGAACAGTCCTAAAGGAGTTCACAAAACCTTTGGAGACCAGATCTCCGCTATCCGATATATCTTAGCTTCCGAAGGGGTATATTTCCGTCCGGAGTACTTCGAGATAGTGGTGGGGAAAATGGGAGGTACTGACCTATGCCGATACACGCTCGACTGGTCCTTAGACGAAATTGTCAGCGATGTCTACAAAAAGTTTCCCCATCGGTTCGAGATGTATAAAATTTATGCGGTGGTGTCCGATATATAGACAAACAAATAAAAATTCCCAATTTATGGAGCAGATTAAGACCAACCCCGAGGGGGCTGGGCCTCAGTTGAGGACAATATCCACATTTGATGTAAAGGGTCCTATTCGTAAGAAGGATCATCTCCGAGTGATTTCCGCACATAACTCCCTGGTATACGCCGTAGAAAAGCGAGACCGGGAGATTGCCGCCCTCCAGGACCAGATTAAGGCTCTACAGACCCAGATCGACGAAGCCTTCAAGATCCCCGCGGCTAACCCCGTGGTGGAGAAGATGATGACAGCTCTTTTTGGAGATTTTCTCAAGAAGCAGCAGATTAAGATATTCCAAGAGGAGATCCTCCCCCGAATGTATATGTGGACGGATGATATCGGTCGAGTGGAGGTAGAGTTTGAGAAGCCCTGTTGGGAATAGAGATAAATATAGAACTATTAGAGATTATGTAGCATAATTCCTATTGAGGGCTACTGGCCTCCAGTCCATAGGAGGATAAGGAGGTAGTTGGTGTTGAGATAGTAATAGTCCGGAATTATTACTCGGTATGCTTTAATACTCAACGTGTAGGTTACCAAAGAGAATCCTAAATACCTACATCTCGACTCTATAGCTCAGTTGGTAGAGCAGCGGGCCTTTAACCCGCGGGCCGCAGGTTCGAGTCCTGCTGGAGTCACTATTGTTGTTGTTGATGTACGCCTGTGGCGCAGAGCTGCCGTGCAGATTTTGTTTAGTTGGCTGACCCTGGGGGATTAATTTCCTCCGGGGTTGGTTGTTAAAAAATAGGAAGGTGTTCCTATATATATCTATAAGTATAAACCAAGGGAATTGAAATATGTCACGGTCAAGAAAAAAACCATATGTATTCATTGCTTGTTATCCAGAGTCAGCAAGAGCATCAATGAAGAGACTCTATAATAGAGCTTTTAGGAGAGAATCCCGACAGATGATAGGACTTTGTCTTGATCCACCCACTGCTTACAAGCAACACAAGGAAGTGTATGATATCCCTGGTGAGTGCCGAATTTATTGGGATGATGATAGAGCCAAAAGAAAGTAATACATTAACATTATGACTGCAAAACAATTATCAGAAGTATGTTTATACTATCGTGAGGAAGATCACGAGTTTACCCCGGAGGAGGTGGAACTCATCGGAGCTACTCATGTGGACAATGATACTATGTACCTCGGGTACTGTGTGGACTTCTATAACCAGTTTGTAAAACCAGTGGAGCCGTACCGAGAAATCCTCAAGAAACTCGGTATCCAGATCGAGTCTACGGTAGACAGTGACTATGACATAGCATCTATCCGGTCTGTCCACCCCCTTATGTTCACGGTAAAAATCACGTTTGATACCACGAGTAAGAACATTAAGGCCTTTGATCTGCATGATATGTATATCCCCAACGGCAACCCCGACATCCTCGACGAGGTAATGGGGGAATTGGATAAGATCACCTTTGCTATGGACGTAGTAGAAAGATTAAAATAACATGGGAGGATTAAGCGGACACATGAAGCATCCCTGGGAGGATGTCACCCTGACCCCGGTGGACCTGAAGAAGATGGTACGAAACGGGCTTTATACGGAAAAGATCGATGGTTTCGGAGTACAGTTCCGTTTCAACGAGACGACGAAGAAATTCCACCTCATCCGTAATAAGGCTCATATCGATCGAGGGGGTCTTGATGGAACGGCGATTATGTCGGAATATGCCGGCAGGGATGCTGGTATTGCCTTCTGGATAGCCTATAACCTCATCAATCAACCCTACCTACTCCTTACTGTTCAAGAACTGCTCCAAAAGACCGGTGGGGGGGAACTCCGAGTCATTGGGGACATCGTCTACAAGGACATCACCAATATCATCAAATACGATGCCCCTTTCTTTGCCGTTCATGCCATTACTTTTGATGTTAAAACAGCCACTGGCGTGGACAGCATCCCGTTGAAGGTCGAGTCGTTCCCCTGGCCAAAGGAGTTTGTCGTTGACCACCAGGTACGAGTCTGTGGAGTGGATATGAATGTCGTGGAGGGGATGATTGACCGTATTAGCCCAACTAAGTTGGACTATAACAAAACCTTCGAGGAAATTTACCGGGAGGAGTTCGACCGTCATTGGGATAGTAATATCTTATTGTATGACGAGCTCCCCATAGTAAAGGAGCTGATGTTCCGTCGTATGGTGGGAGAGAAAACTTCTTTGAAAGACATCAAAGACCTCTCCAAGAGTCCCGAGGTCATCGGAGCCCTGGACAAGAAACTGGGTAGTCTGTTTATCGAGTGTACGACCCCGGTCCGGGAGATCGTCACGCATATTGGCTCCTATCTCAAGGAACACACGCACAGTACCCTGGGTAAGGGTTACGGGATGATGGAGGAAATGACCTCTATACCTAACTATTCTATCCCTACTCTTGATAATATATTCGAGGGGTTGGTATTTGAATACGAAGGGAAGACCTTCAAATGGACCGGCTCCTTTGGAATGTATAACAAACTGTATTGGGATAAAATTAAAAATGGTACTGCTTATTGATGGCAACTGGTTAATGGTCAGCAGGGTGTATGCCCTGGGAAAAGGAATGAATGTGGATGCTCCGGAAGCCGTGAAGGAGATGTCTGCCAAGAACTTCAAGGAACTCCTCGCCCGGTCTATCGCGGGGATGTTGTATAAGTTTCCCATCACCAATATCGTGCTGGTGGCCGATGGGGGTAGCTGGAGAAAAGAACTCCCCGTGCCCCCCCGATTGGGTGACGTCAAATACAAGGGAAACCGATCTAAGACCAAGAGTGAGCTGGACTTCCCCTATGTATACAAGACCTTCGAGGAGTTTTTCAACACCTGTTCGAACTATATGACCACCTCCAAGGAATACCGAATCGAGGGGGATGACTGGATGTGGTACTGGTCGAGGAAGGTCAATGCCTCCGGAGACGATGCCCTTATCTGGTCGAGTGACCGAGACCTCCAACAGCTCGTTCAGATCGACGGGGGGAGGTTTACCGCGTGGTACAATGACAAGGCCGGGTTGGTCCTCCCCGAGTCGGCGAAGAAAGAAGGTTTGGAGGACTTCATGGGTTTTGAGGTCGTCCACACGGAGAATATAGAGAGGTGCTGTGACAAGGTCACCTATATCAACCCTTTTGAGATCGTCACGGAGAAAATCCTCTGTGGGGATGCCGGAGACAATATCAAACCGGTGGTGAGGGTAGAGAAAAAAGGTAGGATGTACGGGTTCTCCAAAAAGTACTACGAGGCCATCATCGGTGACTATCGTAAAAACTTTTTCCATCGCTTTGATGAGATAGCAGAGGAGATTGCTGGAATCGATTACTTCCAAACCCGACCCGAGGCCGTAAGGGAGATGTTAGACTATAACAAGACCCTCGTGTGGATCAGTGAGGAGACTATCCCGGAGCCCCTGCTTACCCAGATGGTAAAGTACGACCTGAGGCGCTGCGATGTAAATGAGATCAAGGTCAACTACAAGCTCCTCGCTCCGGAGAACCTTTCGTTGGATGAGATTTTTGATCAAATCTAATGGATACGTATCAATTCAAATACCTCCTTCTCGAGTGTCTCCGGGATGATAAGTTCCGCAAGGCCGTGGAGGACCTGCTAAATGGAGACGAGCCTACGCTCGACTGGGTCGAGGAATACCTACCGAACAAAAAACATTAAAATATAAAGAAATATGTACTTTTTAGCAACAGTAATAGTTAATGCCGAGGACAAACCCCACAAGGAACAGTACCTCGTGGATGCGGTGACCTTTACCGAGGCCGAGGCCTTATGCACCAAGGAACTTCGTAACTACGGGATCGAAGGGGTCATTACCCTGAGTCATAAGGAAGCTCCTTTCGTTGGGGAGATCGACCCCGAGACGAAGATCTATGAGGTGAGCATCGAAGAAGTCGAAGACCTCGGACTGGACAAGAAGGGTAATGCCAAGACCAAGACCACCAAGAGTAAGTGCTATGTCGCGGCCCATAGTCTCGAAGAAGGCATCAAGGCTATCGACTACGGAGATGTGGTTGGCATCAAGGAGACCAAGATTTTGGGGCTGATTGAGCCTTAGGAGAACCTTAGCTCCACCATAAAAATTCAAGGACTACCGCAAGGTGGTCCTTTTTTTTATGCGAGTATTTCCTTAAATTTTTTACGAGCTGCGGCCTTCGGCCTTGCGCAACTGCGTTGAGCTCTGGTCTCCCACCCGGCGCAAATTCATTTGAGCTTTATAATCGCGTCCTACTGCGCGATCTCAAGGTGACCTATACTAACCCATTAAAAAGATATTTGAGGCGCATAGACGCGCCTTAAAATGCGAAATACACTATGTCTATGATATTAGCACCCATCTGACTTTAAGAAAAATGGCGGTTTTTGTTAAAATCAAGTGAAAATCCTCCAGAAATTGCGATATATAGACATAACAACAAACATAAAACAACAATGGATTTACAGTACGATAAGAATTACGAGGTTAGATTCCAGGGTGATCACATCCTCGAGGTGTATGATGGTAACAAGATCGGAGAGATCCAAATCGACCTCATCCCCGAGGTTCTTGAGATTTGCAAGGCCGCAGATAGACTTCACATTTATGGTGGGGTCGCCTATGACATCCCTCTCTACCTCCTTACCGCTGAATTTGATAACGAAAGGAACCAAAATGGATACATCACGGAGAAAAATGGGGTATTTGTATTTGTTCCTGATGTGGAAGTTTTATACCTTATTGAGCACCAAAAATAGGCTCTTTTTGGGTCATTTTGAAGTCAAAATTAGACCCCCGAGTTGAGCTGTTTTTGAGGTCATTTTTTAGGGGGCAAGGTGGACTGGTTGGATGGCTCAAAAATGGCCTCAAATCGGCTCTGAAAATGGCATGAAAAATGGCACGAAAAATGGTCAAAAATCGACCCCAAAATCAGCGCAAAAATCGAGGCCAAAAATGCGCAAAAATGCGCAAAATGGCCAAAACCGCGCGCAAACGCACTGGGAC